TTTTTCCGATGTCATAATTGTGGTCAAAGTAGCACCTTCTCAAACTTCCTCAAACAATTTGATGGGGAAACCTATAAGGAATACGCTCTTGAGAGATACAAAGAGGGTATCACAGGAAAGGGTCACAATACACCTGACCCAAAAATTAATTATAAACAACCCAAATTTCACTCAAAGATAGAATTACCACGAATCAGTGATTTGGATGATGACCATTTTGCTAAGACATACTTGATAAATCGTTCTATTCCCCCTCAATTTTTGAATTACCTATATTATACAGATGATTTTAAAAAGTTTGTCAATAAGATGACAAACCGAGAATATGAACTGAGTGAAAATGAACAGAGAATTGTAATTCCTTTCTTTGATAAAAATAAACAACTAATTACATTTCAAGGTAGGGCATTTACAAACACAAAATTACGTTACATAACTATTAAGATGGATGAGGAATCATCTAAAATATTTGGATTGGATCGTTTGGATTTAGAGAAACCTTTCCATATAGTTGAAGGACCATTTGATTCTATGTTCCTTCCAAATAGTATTGCGATGGCTGGTTCAGATATTAGTTTCAGAGGAAATGATGATATCAAAGAAGCGATGGATAATCATAAAGGAACTATAATATTTGATAATGAACCTAGAAACACAGAGATTATATCTAGGATGGAAAAAGTCATCGATAAGGGTTGGAACATTTGTATCTGGCCAGATTCAGCTGATTGTAAAGATATAAACGACATGATACTTTCAGGCATCATTCAAACAAGAATAATTGAAATTATAAATAAAAATACATTCAAAGACCTGCACGCAAAAACTCACCTAGCAATATGGAGAAAGAAATGACCGTACCCGATCCCGAAACATTACCAACCCAATATCAGCAATTTATTCATTTGTCAAGATACGCTAGATGGGATTATGATAAGAAACGAAGGGAAACATGGGGGGAAACGGTTAATCGATATTTTGGATTTTTTCAAGAACACCTAAAAGATATGTGTGGTTATAATTTAGAAAATGGTGAACTGGAAAAATTGAAAAAAGAAGTGTTGTCATTAAATGTGATGCCTTCTATGCGTTGTTTGATGACGGCAGGAGAAGCACTCCGTAAAGAAAATATTGCTGGATACAATTGTTCTTATGTGAAGATTGACAGTCCACGTTCTTTTGATGAAATTCTTTATGTTCTCATGAATGGAACAGGAGTGGGTTTTTCAGTAGAAGCAGACCATGTAAATCATTTGCCCGTAATTGCGGAAGAATTTCATCCAACAGATACAACAATAGTAGTTGCTGATTCCAAACTTGGATGGGCGAAGGCATACAAAGAATTACTCAGTCTCTTGTGGAGTGGTCAAGTTCCACAATGGGATTTATCTAAAGTAAGAGAAGCAGGAAAACCCCTGAAAACATTCGGAGGAAGAGCATCTGGTCCGGAACCATTGGATGACTTGTTTCATTTCTCATCGGAAATATTTCAAAATGCAGCAGGAAGAAAACTCAAACCCATCGAATGTCACGACATAGTATGCAAGATTGCAGCTATAGTTGTCGTTGGAGGTGTTCGCCGTTCAGCGCTTATTAGTTTGTCAGACCTCAACGATGAGGAAATGAGAACAGCAAAATCTGGTCAATGGTGGGAACGTGAAGGGCAACGAGCACTTGCTAATAATTCAGTAAATTACAAAGAAAAACCAAATGTCGGAACTTTTATGAGAGAATGGTTGTCACTGTACGACTCCAAATCTGGTGAAAGGGGAATGTATAATGGTGCCTCGGCGAAATCACAAGTAGAGAAATTGAATGAAAGAGAAAAAGATGAAAATCAAGAGTTCATTGAAAGGAGGGAGCCCAGAGAAGATTTTGGAACTAATCCATGTAGCGAAATTATACTTAGAAGTAGAGAATTTTGCAATCTATCCGAATGCATTGTCAGAAGACATGACACTGCCGAATCTCTTGCTAAGAAAGTGCGGATTGCGACTATCATTGGTACATTTCAATCCACCCTCACGAACTTCAGATATCTTACTAAAGAATGGGAGCGGAACTGTTCAGATGAACGACTACTTGGTGTCTCGCTCACCGGCATATTAGACAACCCGCTGACGAGTGGTAGAAAGAAAGGATTGAATGAACTTTTACAAACTCTTAGAAAAGTGGCTGTGGATACGAACAAAGAGTGGGCGGATAAATTGGGTGTTAAAAGATCGGCGGCAATCACTTGTGTTAAACCTTCTGGTACTGTTAGTCAGCTTGTTGATAGTGCTAGCGGTATTCATGCCCGGCATAGTCCATACTATATTCGGACAGTAAGAGCAGATAACAAAGACCCACTTTGTCAGATGATGAAACAGAGTGGATTTCCGAATGAACCCGATGTAACGAAACCAAATCATACTACTGTCTTTTCTTTTCCTACACAGAGTCCAAAAGGTGCTATCTGTAGAACTGATATGACAGCAATAGAACAATTAGAATTGTGGTCATCATACCAACAAAATTGGTGTGAACACAAACCTTCCATAACAGTTACAGTCAAAGACAATGAATGGCCAGAAGTTGGTTCGTGGGTATGGGAAAATTTTGACGATATTAGTGGAATTTCTTTTCTTCCATTTAGCGACCATACTTATCGTCAAGCACCCTACCAAGATTGCACTAAGGATGAATACGAGGAAATGTCAAAATTGATTCCTCAAGATGTTGATTGGTCAACTTTGTCAAAATTTGAACAACAGGACTTTACCTCTGGTTCTCAGGAACTTGCTTGCTCTTCTGATAGTGGATGTGAGATTGTAGATATATAGAATCATAATGTAAAATATTAATTTGGAGCGAAATGGAAGACGAGATAATAACTGATGTAGACTGTACAGCGTGCAATGCCGTATATACCCTAACATTTGATACAAGAGAATTGAGGGGAGACTTGATAGATACTGTAGAATTTCATTGTACGTTTTGTGGTGTATTGATGGAGCCATATTATGATGATATTGAATATTAGATGAGGTTTGTCGCTGGAATAGATTATTCGTTGACTTCTCCCGCTGTTTGTGTGGGAAAACTTGTTGACGACAAACTCAAATTTGAAAATTGTAAATTTCACTTTATTAAAAAAAATAAATCTCACGAATCCTTTGATAATTTTAAAGCACACGATTATCCTAAATATTCAGACGAGATTGAAAGATATGAAAATCTCGCAAATTGGACAATTGAGTGTATCCGCTGGTTTGATGGGAGAGTGGAACACGTTTACTTAGAAGATTATGCATTTGCTGCGACAGGAAGAGTGTTCAATATTGGAGAGAATACAGGAATACTCAAATACAAACTCAGTCAAAATGGATTTCGTTTCACCACGATTCCACCAACAGTAATCAAAAAAATTGCCACAGGAAAAGGAAATGCTAATAAAGAATTGATGTATGAAACATTTTTGGAAGAAACGAATATTGATTTACAAAACCGTCTATCACCGAAGTCAATCAAAATTTCTAATCCTGTTTCAGATATCGTAGATTCATATTATATCTGTCAGACAGGATTGCACAAATAGGAAAGTTATGTTACCCCAAACATCTAACCCTTATTTAATTGAAACGAGCACAAAACAAATCAAAGAATATACTAAACCAGCAGCAGATATCACAGCAACAAGAATTCAACAAACAGGAAATGACGTAGAAGTATTCCACCTTGGCCATCTTTTATACCGATTGAGTGGAACATTTCAGGGAAATCTTTTCCAATAAAAAACTTGACAATGTTGTCAGTAGTTGTTATAATTATATTATACAAACAAATGAGAAAATTATGAGCTTGATGAAATTTGATGACTCTAAGATAAAAGAGATTAGAGAAAGAAATCTAAAAGGGTTACCACCACTACCTTCTTCTGAAGATATAGTTATTGCTTCAAAGGATGCAAAGGGTGGTAGTGAGTTGATTTACGAAAGAGTCAAGGAGAGAGTGCCTGATGACCTCTGGAACTACTTCCAAATCATTCTTTCAAGAGTTCGTGACTATGAAGATAAACCAAAAATCCTTTGGTTTCAAGACACCTCTAATGACCCCGAAGTACAATTCCTAAAAGATAAAAGTCAACGAGACAAGTTTGATAGATTTGTTTTTCCTTCTGATTGGTCTCTTGAAAAATATCACCTTGATCTTGGAATCGAATATGAAAAGAGTGTGGTTCTCAAAAACTCCATTCAACCTATTCCTGTTCACACAAAACCAAAAGACGGAACAATAAGACTTGCTTATATCTCCACACCTCATCGTGGATTGGATTTATTGATAGGAGCATTTCGTGCTATGAAATTAGAGAACGTGGTACTGGATATCTATTCTAGTTTCAAGATTTACGGATGGGAAGATAAAGATAACGAATATCAACCATTATACGATGCTTGTTTGGATACTCCGAATGTCAACTATCACGGAACAGTATCCAACGATGAAATTCGTGCAGCGTTACAACAAACACACATTCTAGCATATCCGAATATATACAAAGAGACAGCGTGTATTTCGGTGATTGAAGCGATGAGTGCTGGTTGTGTTGTGGTCTGTCCTAATCTTGCAGTCTTACCAGAAACGTGTGCTAACTTTGCTTGGATGTATGGATATGTTCAAGACAAGACTGAACACGCTAGGAAGTTCTCCTATGTTCTGAAAGATGCAATTGACAGTTTTTGGGAAGCACCAGTTCAAGCTGGTCTTGCTTTTCAGAAACAATATTTTGATATGCACTATGACATCGATACTACTGCTAAGCAATGGGAAATGATGTTAGAAACTATCAAAACA